CCAAGACTTTTGACCTATATAATTTCTAAAATCTAAAAATTTGTTATCATGGGTAAGTGGAGTAGAGTGGTAACTTCTTCCAAAGTCACCGTGTTCTTTAATATAATTTTTTTCTCTTTTTCTTGCATCTTTTATATATTGATTAGAAGCTTTATTTAGAGATTTTACAAACTCCGGTTTTTGTTCAATCCATATAGGTGTTTTAAAATATTCATTAATTATCATATTATTTAAAAGGATATCCAAGGTTCCACATTACCAATGAATATCTTACTCCTTTCGTTACAGGTTTCACTCTATGCCATACAAATGAAGGAAATACAATAATAGATCCCTTCGGTAATATTTCTTTTGCTTGTTTTAAATGTTTGACTTCTTCTCTCATGTGAGGTTCGTAATTTCTAAAATCAAATTCTAATTCACCACCTTCATATTCTGAGCCATCTGTTAATTGACAAGTCATAGATAGTTTTCTAACTTTACCATGTTCTTCGGTATTAGGTTTATGGTAAGGTTTATCCCAACCATCACAGTGCCAATCATAGTATTGATTAAGTTTATATTTTGTAAATTGACAAGACTCACTTCTATCCCAATCAAAATTCCAACCAGCAGCTTTATTTGCTTGATGTATATATGGATGTAATTCTTTATATATCCAAGTATCATCTAACCAGACTAAATCAGAATTTCTTTTCTTTTTCATATCTTTAATTTCATCACGAGTTAATTTTCTATCTCCATAGCCACCAGTTCTAGCAATAGATTCAGATTTAGATAATCCGTATTTAATTATATCATCACAAATTTTAGGAGGTATTGCAGATGTGAAATACCAATAGTAATTAGATATATTCATAAGTTATTGTCTGTATAAAATTCAATGAATCTTTCTGTTTGTTTTTTATGTAATACATATTTGTTGATGGAAACATAATAAACATATTATCTTTTAATTCTATATCCCAACTTCTTCCTTTACGTCTGTTGTCTTCATAATGTATTTTAACAAAACAATCTTTAACCTTAACACCATAAAGCATTGTAAAGTCTGGAGAATTTCGTAAATCCACTGGATCAACTTGCAATAAAGGAATTGTTGTTTCCGCAGGTTTATAGATATTTCCCCACGTTGATTTGTTAACTAATTTAATATTATGTTCAACACCAATATGGTCTTGCATATATGTATTTAACATATCCCAAGTTCTTGAAAATGGAAATTCTGAATCTGTAAATGTTGATTGTAAAATGTCTCCTGATAATTTATCTCTATCAATGTCCCAATCTTTAGGCATTGTTATATCACCAAAATATAATGCTTGTTCTGTTAATACTTTCTTGTCCATACCACCACCAGATATATATTATGCTATTCTATTTGTCAAATCCCAAGACTGTCCTTCTTCATTCCAATCATGGCTCCATAAATGAGTTCCAGCTGTATTTTGATTTTGTTGTTCTTCAGTTAATGTTGGAGCATCTCCAATTGGAGATTGCCATCTTGCTTCTGAAATTAATTTTACCCATGAAGCATAAGGTTTTGGTGGCCAAAAAATATTGTTATCTTCATCCCAAGTATAACCAATACCTGCATAGTTTCCTCTTAATGGAGTTCCACCTTCTTTATGTTGGTTACCTGCTGTATTGTATGAAGTTTGAATCCACATTTGTGCAGGCCAATTATTATGTAATTCTAAATATTGTTGTCCTACTGCTTCATCTTCAACACCATCAGCATTTAACATATCTTTGTTATCAAGTGTTAATACTTGAATAACTTTACTGTTAGCTCCTAGTTTTGCGAAATGTGCCATAATTGTCTCCTATTATATATTAATTTTAATTTTTATTCAACTACTGAAATTTGTATTTAATTATAACAATTCCAGATCCACCATTACCGCCTCCAGGGCTACCAGCTCCAGCAGTTCCTCCACCACCGCCACCTCCAGTGTTAGTAGTTCCAGCGTCTCCTGCATCAGGTCCAGGTCCACCCCCATCACCACCTCCTCCAGGGCCACCACTTCCTCCTGTTCCAGTGAAGCATGCTCCACCACCGCCACCTCCAGCATAAACTCCTGAATTTGGTTGACCAGGATAATTTGTACTTACATCTTTTCCATTTCCACCAGCTGTTCCAGGTGCTCCATCACCTTGACCTTTTGGTCCACCTGCTGTAGTTGCTCCACCACCACCTGTAGAACCTTGATCGCTATAAGAAGTAATATTGTATGCTCCTCCAGGATTTCCTTGTGGAGGACTTACAGGTGGAGTGTTTCCAACTCCTCCTGGATCTGGATCACATCTTGCTCCTGAACCTCCTCCAGAACCTCCATCTACTCCAGCAGTTCCTCCACCACCACCTCCAGCTGAAGTGTATGAAGTTGATAATGCTGCTACTGAATTAGAACCTGATGCACCTGTTCTACTAGGGTTAGTTCCACCTGAACCACCACCACCAACAGTAATTGGATAACCCGTAGCAGTAACTGGAATGGATGTAAGGTCTCTTAAACCACCAGCTCCTCCACCACCTGATGCAAAACCACCTCCACCTCCACCTGCTACTACAACAGTGTCAATAGTATCTGATCCTGCAGGATTACCTACAGAACAAACTGTAAAAGTTCCTGGACCAGTGAATCTGTGAAATTTGTAATCTCCTACAGTTGTAATTGTTCCACCTGTAGCAACTATAAATGCTGCATTGTCAATAGCACTTGCTTGTGCAGCATCGATTGATAACCAACCTTGTGTTGCATCAACATAAACTAATACTATGGTTCCGCCTTCTATACTTATTTCAAAATCATCAGCTACACCTTGAATATTAGAACCATTACGACCAATAGAAATTTTATTTGTATCAGCTGTATTTGCATAATCAGCAATACCTACCACATCACCTGCACTTGGGGAAGAAGGTAATGTTGCCGTAATTGATCCAGAAGTTGTATTTACAAAATATCCATTTCCTGAAACAGCTGTAAAATTTCCTGTTTTAGCAGTTGTGTCCCAAGTAATTGCACCAATATTTTGAAAAACTCCTTGGTCTATTAAAGTTGTTCCGTTTGAATTTATTCCCATAATTTTACCTATTGATATTTATACCTAATTATAACTATTCCGCTGCCACCAGCACCCGAAGGTCCTGGAAATCCTGCACCAGCTCCTCCTCCACCGCCACCAGTGTTTGTTGTTCCTGCTGTTCCTGTTCCACAACCAGGGCCACCACCAGCTCCAGCTCCACCACCACCTGTTCCGCCTGCAGCACCTGTTTCATTTAAAGGTCCTGCAAATCCTGCTCCACCACCGCCACCAGCGTAAGTGCCAGAATTTGGTAAACTAAAACCTGGAAAAGAAGGTGAAAAATCAGTTCCTGCCCCACCAACTCCAGCATTACCTGATCCTGGTGTTGCAGTTCCTCCGACTGCACCGTGACCTCCTCCTCCGCCACCAGGAGTATTGTTACTTCCTGGTCCACCATTGTTTCCTTGTGATGGACTAACGGGAGGTGAATTACCAGTTCCGCCTGCTCCAAAAGTAGGCGCACAACCTTTTCCTCCACCACCTCCACCCGATCCGCCAGATAAACCTGGTCCTTCAGGAGAAGTTCCTCTACAATTTCTTCCACCTCCACCTCCTCCAGCAGAAGTAGTTGAACTAAAAACTGAATTTGATCCATTATTACCAGTGAGATTATCACTGGTAACAGGTGCTCCACCACCACCTACTGTAATTGGATAACCTGTAGCAGAAACAGTAATACAACTAATGTTTCTAGCACCTCCTGCTCCGCCGCCGCCAGTTACTCTTGCACCTGAACCTCCACCTGCTACAACTAAAGTATTTAGTTCAGTTCCTGGTCCACAAGGTGCTGTAGAAACACAGAAAGTACCTGGTCCTGTAAAAGTGTGAATTTTATAATCTCCAACAGTTGTTATTGTTCCTCCTGTAGCAACCATATATGTTACTGATTGTGCTACGTCACTTGCTTGAGATGCATTTGTTACTAACCAGCCTTTAGTTCCGTCTACATAAACTAGTAACACAGATAAACCTTCTATATTCATTAAATAATCTGCTGCAGTACCATTAATATTTGACCCATTTCTTCCTATAGTGATTGCATTAGTATCTGCTGTATTTGCATAATCTTTTATACCTACGATGTCACCTGCAGAAGGTGAGCTTGGAAGTGTTACCGTAAATGCAGCAGATGTTGTATTACAAAAATATCCATTTCCTGAAACAGCAGTAAACCCTGAAGTTTTAGCAGTTGTATCCCAAGTGACCGCTCCTATGTTATTAAAAACTCCGTTATCTATTAATGTTGTTCCGCACGAATTTACACCCATAATTTTACCTATTTATATTTATACCTAATTAATACAATTCCGCTACCACCATTTTGAGCTCCTCCAGCAGGCGTTCTTTCACCACCTCCGCCACCTCCGCCAGTGTTAGCTACTCCTGCACCTGAAGCGCAACCTGAGTCTCCTCCACCACCTGTTCCACCAGATCCTCCTGCAGCATCTCCATTTGGAGTACCACCTCCGCCACCGCCTGCAAAAACTCCACAAGCACTTGCTCCAGCGTTTGATCCGTTTGCTATATAATATGGTTTAGGTGCCGTTCCAAAAATAGGAGTTACACTTGTTCCATTTCCTCCATCGCCACCTGCTCCAGGTGTACTTCCTGGTCCAGCATTTTGCCCAGAGGCTCCAGACCCCCCTCCACCTCCAGCAGAAAAAGGAGATGTCGAAGAATTACCACCAGGATTACCTTGCGGAGGACTTACAGGTGGAGTGTTTCCTGAACCTGCTCCTGAAGAAGATCCTGTAGGTGCACCGCCGCCACCAGATCCTCCTGAACCACCAGAAGTTTCTGGAGCATCATTATCTCCACCACCACCACCTCCAGCAGAAGTAATTGAATTAAAAACTGAATTACTACCACTACAGCCTCTGCTTCCACCTGAACTAGGTG